TTCCTGTCAGACAGTGGCGTAAAGTCACTGATGCGAGTGATTCAGGAGAAGTCTGCTCCGCTGCGTGACCTGAGTGCTAATGTCCGTGATGACCTGTTAGCAGCGATTGCGATTGAGAGTAACGTAGCTAACATCAAAGCAGCACACTCAGACAAAGAAGGTTTCTACCTGTTAGTATTACCTTCTGCGGGTATCTTGTACTGCTTTGACATCCGTGTAACGCTACAGAATGGTGCTGCACGGGCAACGACTTGGGATGCGCTGCTTCCTACAGCATTCTGCTACAAACAGAACAAAGATTTGTTACTTGGTCGTCCTGGTTATGTAGGCAAGTACGACACATACAAGGATGACGACGCTACATACAATTTACGATACTACACGAACTACTTCGACTTCGGTGTACCTACAGCACTAAAGATTATGAAGAAGGTCGGTATCACGACGATTGGTGGTGGAGGTTATCCGATTTCACTAAAGTTTGGTTACGATTACACCGACATCTACAATAGTCGAATCTTTAACTTGGCTAACGCCGCTGTGGCTGAATACAACATCGCTGAGTACAATATTGGTGAATATGGCGGATCAGCCTTCGATAACAGAGTAATTAATATCGGCGGTGCTGGTAAGGTTATTCAGCTAGGCTTTGAGACAACTGTAAACGGTAAACCTTTCTCACTTCAGAAGATTGATGTCTTCACGAAGGTTGGTAAAACAAGATAAAGAGGTACATAAGTGTCTAACTACACCAAAACAACTAACTTTGCTGTCAAAGACGGTCTTGTTTCTGGCAACCCCTCGAAGATCATCAAGGGAACGGAAATCGATACCGAATACAATAACATTGCTTCTGCAATCCTGTCGAAGCCTGATGCTAACAATGGAACTCATACTGGAACAACTGTGATGGCTAATCTAACATTGTCTGGTACATTCTCTGGTACCGTTGATGGAGGTACCTACTAATGGCTACTGATTTCTCTTTGCTTGGTGGTACTCAGTTAGGTAGTATTCCGTCCTCAATGCAGGCTGGGTTCACTGCCGCTGGTGGTGCGCCTGCTGCCGGTCTTAATCTTTCCGGACTACTGACCGGATTGCTAGGAACCGCCGGTAATGTGTACAATCTAAATCAGCTTTCTTCTGCACAGCAGCAAGCTGGTCAGATGGCGCAGCAGCAGGCACAGTTCCGCCCTGTGGGCGTTACCACCCGCTTTGGTCGTAGTGGCTTCCAGTATGGCCCTGATGGTCGTCTGACGGGTGCTGGCTATCAAGTGGCCCCTGATGTGGCTGCTATGCGTGAGGCTCTGCTCGGTATCTCCGGCGGAGCACTGCAACAGGCACAACAGCAGCAAGCCATGCAAGGCCAGATCAACCAAGCTGCTCAAGGCTTGTTTGGCTTAGGACAGCAGTACGTTGCACAGACTCCGCAGCAAGCTGCACAGCAGTATCTTGCACAGCAGCAAGAACTGTTAGCTCCGTTGGATGAGCGTGCTCTGGCACAGTTGCAGACGCAACAGTTTCGTCGCGGTACTGGTGGCCTTGCAATGGGTGCCACTGGCGCTACTCCGATGGGTGCTCCTGGTCTGCGTGCTGCTAACCCGGCTATGGAAGCCTTCTACAACGCACAGCAGCAGCGTAATGCTCAGTTGGCTGCTCAGGCACAACAAGCCGGTCAGCAACAGGTCACCTTCGGTCAAGGCTTGCTTGGTGGTGCTCTGAATCTCCAGCAGGGTGGCTACGGTGCTCAACAGGCTGCTCTGGCTCCGTTCAGTACGGGTTTCCAACAGGCTTCTGGTGTTGAACAGGCTGGTATGCAGCCCTTGAACCTCGGTGCTCAGTTAGGTGCCGGTAATGCTGCCGCTGCGGAAGCTCTGTTGAGGAGCTACTCTAACGCTGCGTTGACCGATCTACAGCGTGGAACTGCCGTGGTTGGTGGTGTCCAAAATGCTAATATCGTTGGAGCTTTGGCCGATCCTGTTTCTAAGTTAATCGGCAAACTGTTCGGAGGTTAATAATGGCTGATGGAATGATGAGTAATCCTTTTCTTGGTTTACTGAACCAAGGTCTTAGCCCCGAGCAAGCACAGGCTGAAGTTGATCGTCAGCGTGCTCTCCAGTTCGCCAGTCTTAATCCTCAGGCCCAGGCGGCTGCTGGCATCTACCAAGGCATCACCGGCATTGGCCGTGCTTTGGGTTCTCGTGATCCCATGCTTGCACAGGCTTCACAGTTGCGCCAGTTGGCCAGTCAGTTTGAGACAGGGACATCCGAGGGAATGGCGCAGTACGCTAGGGCTATTAAAGACATTAGCCCTGAAGCATCGCGGCAGGCTTCAATAGCTTCTCGTGAGATGTTGCAAAAAGAAGAAAATATTCTAAAAACAAGAGCAGAAACAGCATCAAAACTGCGAGAGCAAGACCCAAAGACATTGTTTATTCGTGCAAATGCGGATAAATTCACACCTGCTAGTATTCAGGCCTATGCAAATACTGGGGAATATTCTTCTTTGGTTCCTTTCACAAAGGAAACAGAAACAACTAAGCCTCCTGCTGACTTTTTAGCACAGGCTGTTGCACTTGGTTTTGGTGAAAAGAAGAAGATTGGAGACTATACTGCGGAGCAAGTAAAAGCAATTAATTCTGCTTTATTCCAAAGAGCAAAGGACTTAAAGCCTCCGCCAGTAAGCGTTTCGATTGATAACAAGGGACAAACAGAGTTTGAGAAACAGCTTGCCAGTCTTGATGCCAAGAAAGTAACAGACGCCATCACACAACGAGAAGGCGCTATTTCTGCGCTTCGTTCGTTAGATGAAATGAGCAAACTTTCTAACGAAGGGCTTATCTCTGGTACTTTTGCAACTGGGCGTGTTGGAGCCACTAATCTTTTAGATACTCTTGGTTTATTAGGATCGGGAGATAAAGAAAAACTAGCACGTTCTGAAAATTATGCCAAAGTATCAGGTGATGTTGTTCTTGGCACACTTGGTGGAAAACTTGGTGCTGGTTTCTCTAACGAAGACCGTAAGTTTATTCAAGGTCTTGTTCCTCAGCTTGAAAACAGTCCGCTTGCTCGTCGGCAGCTTATTGAATTCATGCAAAAGAAATTTACTGACATTGCTAACGAAGCCACTCGTCTTGAGGACTATGCGCGTGAGAATCGCTCATTGAAGGGATTTAAGCCAAAGATTCCCCTGCCTAGTGGTGGAGGAGGTGTTTCTAGCATGTCCATAGAGGAATTAGCGCGACTTGCCGGTGGCCGTGTTGTTAACGGGCGTGTTGTGATTGGAAGGACTGAATAATGGCATCTAAAGAAGAAGCACTTGAAGAACTGAAGAAGCGAGGAGTTGTTTTATCCACTGAATCTATTTTAGAGGATAAGGGCACCACGCTTGAAGAGTTTACTAAATTTGGCGAAAGTTTACTGAAAGGATCGGCACGAGGGTTTGTTAACATCTTGGGCGGATGGGGAAATCTATATGATTACCTAAAGAAGAGTAATGATCCCAGTGCTTTTTCTTCTGCCGGGATTAGCCGAGCGATCCGAGATTTAACTGGTGTTGATATTCAGCAGATCAGAGGATATCGCGGAACTGGTGAATTTGGTGAGGCAGGCGCACCGGCAGCAGCATTAAGTGCCCTAGGTTTACCAGGATTGTTCAGGCCTACTCCAATGGGTCTTGCAAAAGAAGCAACTGTTGCAGGAACAACTGGTGTATTGGCCCCCGCACTGGCCCCTGACAGTCCGTTGGCTCAATTTGCTATTCAATCGACTCCGTATGCGTTGAAAGGATCATTAACTAGCGCAAGGTCAATGATCAACCGGCCAGAAGGACAAGTGCCAACCAATCTTGACGAATTGCTGCGAGTTGGTCGCATGACTCCAGGAGAAGCGACAGGCTCTCGTCCACAGTTAGCCACAGAAGCTAGAACAGAAGTATCTACACGAATCGGAGAAGCCGGAAATATCTTTCGTATTGCTCAGACAGAAGATGTCAACAAGTTTTTAACGGCTGTTTTTAATCGCGCATCTTCGCAAGCTGTTAGTCCGGATGTTGCAGCAACTTCTGCAATCACGGCTTTTAACAACTACGGGAAGGCTCTTTCCTCTAAGTTAAAGACGGACTCCGCAAGAGACTTTGCTGCTGCTAGGTCTGCTAAAGGAACAGTTGATACGACACCTGTTTTAACAGCGATTGACGACTGGGCCGCACGGATTCCTCCGGAAACACCTGGGTTTGAAGCGATTAAAACTGCAATTGCTCGTATTAAAGACGAGTATTTAATTCCTGCTAAGCCTGCGACTGTAACGCCCTCCGCAGTCTTAGGCCCTACCGGTCAGCCTGCTACTGTCAGTATTACTCCTGCTACACCCGCTGGTGTTCAAGAAATCAGTATTGATAGACTCCAAAAGAATCTGTCTGCATGGGGAGAAGCAGTATATTCTGGAAAAGCAGATTTTGGTAAAGGAAACATCTTTGAAGGCGTGGCCCCTGGACAGGTCAAAGGCGCCGCCCTTAGCATTCTCCGTGGTTTTAGGGAGTCTTTAGATCAAGCCATCGCTCAAGGAGTGCCGGGAGCAGATAAGCTGAAAGCAGCGAGAGACAACTTTAAGAACAATCTTAACAGGATTGAGGAATATTCGAACTATCCTTTAGTTCGTTATTTTGATGTTCCTACAGCTTCAGCACTGACCCCTGAAGATGTGATTGATAAACTAGCCAAGGCAAAGCCCTCTGAGAGACTTTTACTTGCTGATGTTTTAAGGAATCACCCAGACGCAAATGCAATCTTTGATACTGTGCGTCGATCACAGTTTGAAACGATTCTTAACAAGGCAAGAACTGCTGCTGCGGCTGCTCCGGAAGGATCGCCTAATATTGATACTAAAGTTCTGTTAAAAGAACTGAATAACAAGCAAGGCGATTTTAATTATCTTTTTCCCGATCCCACCACGAGGGCAGACGCTGTTCTTGCTATCCAGTGGCTTCAAAAGACGGCTAAAACTGCCAGGGAAACCGACGGCGGCATTGGAGGTAATGTCTATGGAACCACTCGTGGTATTGGTGGTACTGCACAGCAGGGCCTTATTCTTAGGGAATTAAGTTCTGTTGCTGATGTTATCCTTCGTGATCCTAAGGCAGCGGCTGCTGTTATCTTTGATCAGGACACTGTTCGTAAGATGGCAGAGGCACAGCGTCGCGGAAAGATCGGTAATGCGGCTGACTTGCTTCAAAGCATTGGAAAGGCCACTGCTGTTCAAGCTGTACGGGCAGGGCCTCGGATGGATACTGGAGGAGTTGTGGACACTTCTGAACCACAACCGCCACAGAAAACCGAGGAAGAAATTACCCAAGAACAGGCTTTGGAAGAACTTCGTAAGCGTGGTCTGTTAGGAGAGCAGTAATGTTTGAAATGCTAGGAGGCGGTCTTCTAGGTAGTATCTTCGGTGGCCTGTTCCGGCTGGCACCGGAGGTACTGAAGTGGCTTGACCGCAAAGATGAACGAAGCCACGAACTGAAGATGTTTTCTCTTCAGACTGACCTAGAGAAGATGCGGGGTGAGTACCGCATGGAAGAGCGTTATGTAGACCATAGCATTCATCAGATAGACGCCATTGGTGAGGCTTTTAAGCAACAAGCAGAGGCAGACAGTAAAGCATACAAGTGGGTTGCCAGTATTTCAGCGTTGGTTCGACCTGGAATCACTTGGCTGATGTTTGGACTGTATACGGCTGTAAAAATCATTACTGTGTCATACGCAGTCAATAGCGGAATTCCTGCAAGTCAGCTTATTGATGAAATTTGGACGGCAGATGATTTTAGTATGCTTATGATGATTCTCTCCTTCTTCTTTGTCGGTAGGAGCATTGAGAAACGTGAATCCCGCAATTGAACTATGTAAGAATGTTCTAGTCAAGCCCTTTGAAGGATGCGCTAAGGTTCTACCTGACGGTAGAGTCAAAGCGTATCCTGATCCGGGCACAGGCGGACATCCGTGGACTATCGGCTATGGCTCTACTGGCCCTGACATCAATCCAGACACAATCTGGACTATGGAGCAGTGCGAGAAGGGCTTAGACGAGCATATGGAGTACTTCTATGTGGGTGTTATGAAGCTCTGCCCCGGTCTGAAGGATGAGCCACCCAGGCGACAGGCTGCTGTGCTGTCATGGGCCTACAACTGTGGACTGGGTAACCTTCGTATCAGTACCTTCAGGAAAAGGATCAACGAGAAGAACTGGGAAGAGGCTGCGCTGGAGTGCCTGAAGTGGGACAAAGCAGCCGGTAGAGTGCTCAGAGGATTGACTAGAAGGAGACAGGCAGAAAGCCTGCTGTTGAAATAATTAAGCCCCTGTCAAGGAACCTTTATAGGAACCTTGCAGGGGCTTTTTTTATTCCGTGAAGAAATCTCCGATCAGGATTTCAATGAACGGTATCTTTATGATTAGGCCAACGAAGCAAACAACTTCTTCTTTGCCTTCCTCGTCTAACATACAGTACCGATTGATCTCATTGTGCTCGATGTCGAAGCCGATACCGAGCCTGAACTGTAGGATAAAGTTCACGGTAGTTCGCAGGCTCCAGCCGTGCAGGCCAAAGTCTGTGCTCCTTCTACATTGTCAGTCCTTTCAATAAAAGCATCCCAGTCAATCCCCGCAGGCATTGCAGCCTTTAGGCGTTCGTACTCCGCACTGTCGATCTCCTCATACGGTGCCTGTCGATAGGTTCCTCCGTCCATCGGCAGGAAAGACACGCCAGTGA